CACGATTCGGTAAGGGCGGTGATTAATCGAGAGCAACGACAAGTTGGATTATTAGCAAGAGAATCTAAAGCAAAGGATCCAGATGTAGATAGCACCACCATTGAGGATTGCAGAAAGCGTTTTAAAGGCGATATTCGCAATATCTCGATAAATATTGAATGGCCGAAGTTATGAGCAATCAAAAATTCACATGGTGCAACGACCTAGATGGCAACTCCCAAACCTCAAGCTTTAAAGTCCTTCAGTCTAGTTTTGGTGATGGATATACACAGCGAACGAGTGTAGGGATTAACAATCGGTCATCCACATGGGCATTCAAAAAAACTGGCAAGAAGGCTTTGATACAAGAGATCAAAGCCTTTTTTGATGCACATAAGGGTGCTGATTCATTTTTATGGGATTCGCCGCTAGATGGTGAAGTTCGAGTGGTGGCAGGGGATTACACCCCAGTCAGTTTAGGCGGGGATGTCTGGTCCATCTCCACTACATTCACCCAAGACTTTAAACCTTAAATACAATCTATTTCACGCCCCGCATTGTCGGGGCTTTTTTGTGAGAAAAATATGACAATTCAAACAGTAAGTTTAGGTACTGCACCAAGTGGTGCTGGTGGTGATACCTTTCGTTCGACTGGTACAAAAGTAAATGAAAATTTCACCAATAACACGCATGCAGCAAGTCGTCAAGTGGGGACTGCAAGTGGCAATGTGATGGAAGTTGGGGCATTTGGGATTGGTGGTAAAGGTGGTCAGATTAGCGGTCTTTCAACAATAGATGATTATTATTCAAAACTTCAAGGGAAATGCCAAATATATAGAAACGAGTCAGTATCTCAGATGAGTCTACAGTATGCGCCATCCATGTATCTTGTTACGAATAATACGCATGCAACAATCTCAATTAGTCACTCAACAGGTGATGTACTTATTTCCTCATGGTATGAGGGGCTGGTAAATCCGATTGTTAGAAAATTAAAAACTGACTTAAACACGACTATAGATTCCAACGGCTTCATTAAAAATGCGTCACCAATTATTAAACTCTTTTCAGAAAAAATAGAACCCAATGAAGAGGCGTTAGAACAAGAACCTTTATTTGAAAAAGTCGATATTGGTCATTACCTGATTAAAAATACGCTAGGTTTTGCTAAAGAGAGCTGGTGGATTGAGGTGCCAACTGACAGCAATGGCAACCGTATTTGTGCAGTTGAATATCAAACGCTAGAAAATGGTGACATTGAAATCAAAACATATAAGAAAAAACTTAATGAAGATGGTGATATTGTTGCGAATTTAGATATGCCGATTGACATACCGAATAATTCGAAGGGTGAACCACGTTGGATTGATATTCGTTTACATTCAATACCCAAACCAACCATTCACAAAGTTCCAAGAACTGAAAAACAGCCGCGTATGATTCAACAGTTGAAGTATGCGATGCAACCAAGCTACATGACTCGATTGACTGATTTGATCGATGATCAGGGGCAAGTTGTTATAGTTGAAGGCAAGCCATTTCAAAAGAAAGAAACTTACTTGGTCACAGATGCACAAGGTATTGCGACACTGACCAAACAACCGCTTGTTAATGAAAAGGGTGAACCCGTATTTGAATTGGTGCAAGCGTTAGATTCAGAAGGTAAACCAATCTTTGATGATGTGCCTGTGCTCGATGACAACGGTAATCAAATTTATGATGAGGTCACATATGAGCCTCAACAGTGATTTTCAAAAGCTGTTTGTCGATGGGTTAATTACCTTGTTTGAATTGGATGCCAGCAACTTAGGTGCTGGCATTTTACGTTTTCATGGACATATTGCATTTCAAGATTGGGAAAGGATTTATTCATCCATTGGATCAGATGGGTTGATCGGAGCGGATGTTGGCTCTATTGGCAAGGTATTTGATGTAGGCACTGAAAAGATTTGGCAACGTAATATCATTTGGCAAGGTCAAACTTTTGAGCCGATGGCAATTCAAGCATCAGGCTTAGAGATGCGTACAGATGGAAAAGCTTCTGCACCGACTTTAAGTATGGCCAACAACATCAACGGCATTCAGGGTGCAGTATCTACATATTGTCTACAGTTCGATGATTTTGTTGGGGCTAAGTTAAAGGTTATTCGAACCACTGTTAAATATCTGGATGCTGAAAACTTTAGTGTGGGCAATCCAAGTGCATCCAATGAAGCCAAAGAGCAGCTGTGGTATATCGAGCAAAAGACCTCTGAAAATGACCAAGCGGTGACCTTTGAACTCTCGAATCCGATTGATTTTGAAGGTCAAAAAATCCCGATTCGTCAAATCACATCGATGTGCCACTGGTGCATGATGGGAAACTACCGTGGTGAAGAATGTGGTTATACCGGTGCAAGCATGTTTAATGACAAAGATGAACCAACGGATGATCCAAGCCTAGATAAATGCGGTGGTCATATCAGTTCTTGCAAATTGCGCTTTGGTGAAAATAAGCCTTTGCCACATGGTGGTTTTCCTGCATCGAATTTGTTGGGGTAATAAAACAATGAAGCTAACCGCAAAATTAAAGAAAGCCATACATTTACATGCTGCAGAGGTGTATCCAACAGAATGTTGTGGTGTGATCGTCAATAACACATACGTCCGTTGTCGTAATACTTCACAGCTGAAGGATAGCTTTGAAATTCATCATGTAGATTTAGCCAATGCTGAGGATCAAGGCGAGATTCAAGCCTATGTGCATTCACACCCGGATGCAACCACACGTGCATCCGATCTGGACTTGCATCAGATAGAATTGCATGAAAAACCTTGGGTGATTTGTGCTTATCCTGATTTGGATTTTGCAATTTATCAACCTTGTGGATTTAAATTCCCTTTGATTGGGCGGAATTATCATCATGGTTGGCAAGATTGCTATTCGATTGTACGTGACTTTTATCAACGTGAACTCAATATTCAAATTCCTAATTTTGAGCGCTCAGATCGTTGGTGGGAATCGGCAGACAATGCTTCTTTATATCTAGAAAATTTTGGCAAAGCGGGCTTTGTTGAAGTTAATGACTTGAAGTACGGTGATGTGATGCTGTGCCGTGTGGGGCGTACAGAGCATGTTAATCATGCAGTGATTTGGCTAGGTGATCAGGGTGCTTTGAAATCTGAGCAAACAGAAGCGTGTATCGGTTCATCATTGATTTTACATCATCCATATGGACGAAAATCAGTCCGTGAAATCTTTGGCCAACAATGGCAAGAACGTGTAGCAAAGGTGATCCGTCATGTTAAAAACTATTAAATTGTATGGGGTTTTAGCCAAAAAATTCGGTAAACAATTCAAATTGGATGTTGCCAATACTCGTGAAGCGGTACGAGCTTTATCGGTACAAATACCTGGCTTTGAAAAATTCATGTTGCATGCACATGAACATGGTCTGACATTTGCGGTTTTCCAGGATAAACACAATATTTCTGAAAAAGAATTGGATATGGGAACCGAAGCCACTGTGATTAAAATTGTACCCAAGGTAATTGGCGCGGGTGGTGATAATGGTGTTTTGAATACAATTCTTGGCGCTGTAATGGTCGTGGTTGGTGTCGAGGTTGGGTATGTTGCTGGTTGGACTGGTATTGGTGCCCAAGTAGGTGTGAGTTTGATCGGTGCAGGTATCGGGATGATGGTTGGCGGTGTAGCACAAATGCTTATGCCAAAAATTGATAATAGCCAAGACCAAAACCAAGATGGCAATAAAGCCAACTTTGGCTTCGGTGGTGCGGTGACCACGGTTGCGCAAGGTAATCCAGTGCCTGTATTGCGTGGTCGTCGAGAGATTGGCGGCTTTATCGTATCGGCAGGTCAATATGCTGAAGACATCATGTAAAACATTTTAGAAATATTCAGGCGCTTAAAGCGCCTTTTTTATTGCGTAAGGAAAATTATGGAAGCAATGATCAAAGGTGCGAAAGCAGGGCAAGGTAAACAGCGTCAAGCAAAAGTTGCAGCAGATTCAGCACAGTCCAAAACCTATATTAAAATTTTGTATGGGTTGTCGAAAGGTAAAATTAAAGGTTTGGCCAGAGGTAATCAATCGATTTTTTTGGACGATACACCGCTTGAAGGTTTAAACGGAGAACAAAACTTTCAGGATATTACTGTTGATTTACGTCTAGGTACCAATGACCAAGACTATATTGAAGGTTTTCCCGATATTTCTTCCGAAATTGCAATCGGTACAGAATTAAAATCGGATACACCTTGGGTCAAAGCTTTTACTAATCTTGATTTGGATGCTGTACGAGTACGTTTAAAGTGGGGACCATTACGTGAACAAAATGCCAAAAATGGTGATGTAAATGGGATTACCATTCTCTATGCCATCGATGTGCAAACCGATGGTGGTACCTGGACTGAAGCGCTAAATACCCAGATTTCAGATAAAACATCGGCAAACTATGAACGTACTCATCGTATTGATTTACCTCAAGCTGATATTGGTTGGCAAATTCGTGTACGTCGTATAACAGCAAACTCAACGTCTGAGTATGTTAGCGATAAAATGTATGTTGAAGCCGTAGCAGAAGTCATTGACGCAAAATTACGTTATCCAAATACAGCTTTATTGGGACTGCAATACGATGCGGAAACATTCTCCAATGTTGCTAAAGTTTCAGTTGAATGTGATGGTGTCGAAATCTTGGTGCCAAGTAACTACAATGCTGAAACTCGTATTTATACAGGGATATGGGATGGTACCTTTCAACGTGCTTATACCAATAATCCTGCATGGCACTTTTATGACGAGTGTTTATCTGTTCCGCGTATTGATGCCAGTATGGTGGATAAATGGTCAATTTATCGGCTAGGTCAGTATTGTGATGAATTGGTACCCGATGGTAAGGGTGGCCAAGAACCACGCTTTACACTGAATATTTATGAACAATCCCAAGAAGATGCATGGACAGTCTTGTCAAAAATGGCAGGCGTATTTCGTGCATTTATTTATTGGAATGGTTCACAAATCGTTTGTGATGCAGATGTACCGCAGGACACCTATTTCACTTATACCCGCGCGAATGTCATTGATGGGAACTTTGAATATTCAGGCACACGTGCGCGAGATCGCCATTCAGTTGCCAATGTAAAATGGGATAACCCGCAAAACCGTTATAAAACTGAAACACTGCCTATACGTGATGAAAAAGCCATTTCTAAGCTTGGGGTGCAAATTGCTGATATTTCAGCTTGGGGAAGTACTTCAGAAGGTCAGGCACAACGTGCAGGTTTATGGGCCTTAAAATCAGAACAGTTTGAAACCCGAACAGTGACGTTTAAAGTCGGACTAGATGGATTTATTCCTTTACCTGGGAAAGTCATCGAAATTGCGGATGAGTTATTTGCAGGTCGTGCCAATGGTGGGCGTATCGCTGCAGTCAGCGCAGATTTAAAACAAATCACTTTGGATCGTGATGATGTGGTGTGTCGTGCAGGTGATCGTTTAGTTGTAAATGGGGAATCAGGCAAAGCACAAGCACGAATTGTGCAATCGATTGCTGGTCGTATCATCACAGTCGTTGCGGCTTTTGATGCAGTCGCAGCACAAAACGTTTGGGTGGTGGATGCACAAGACTTAGCAACCATGAAGTTCCGTGTCATTTCCATTACCCAGGATGACGATCATCAATTTACCATCACTGGCTTGCAATACAATCCATTGAAATATGATGCGATTGATCATGGAGCTTATATTGATGACCGTCCAATTTCGATTGTTAATCCGAATATTCAAGCACCTGTCTCAAATGTTGTGATTTCTAGTGAAGACATGGTGCAGCAAGGTTTAACAGTCGCAACTATGCTGATTACCTGGAATCAAGCACAAGGGGCGACAAAGTATCTGGTTGAGTGGCGTAAAGATGATGGATCATGGTTAAAGTTGCCAATCACTGGCAATAACTCTGTTGAAGTTCAGGGGATTTATTCAGGTCAATATGAAGCTAAAGTCACTGCAATTTCTGCATTTAATGTGGCTTCATTGCCGACGTATTCGGTCTTGACTGAACTCAGTGGCAAACAAGGCAAACCACCACAGTTAGCATCTATTTCAGCCGAGGGCATTTTATTCGGGATGAAATTAACCTGGTTGTTTCCTGCGGTGGGTGCGTTAGATACGGCTTATACTGAAATTGAAGTCAGTCCAGATGGCGTATCAAATATTGGCCAATTGGGTTTATTTGCTTATCCAACAACAGTGCATACCATCCAAGGTATGCAACCGAATCTGACACAGTTTTACCGAGGACGTTTGATTGATCGCATTGGCAACATTGGTGATTGGTCAAATTGGGTCAGCGGTACAACATCAGCCGATGCGTCAGCAGTACTTGATATTTTAAATGGCAAAATTACTGAAAGTCAGTTACATCAAGACTTACAGACCAAGATTGACCATATAGAAACCATAGATGCTGAAATAGGTCCGATCAAACAGGATGTTCAGAATACCAAGGCACAGATTGCACAAGAAATTGTTGATCGTCAGTATGCGATTCAGCAGGCAGAAGATGGATTATCACAGCAAATTATTGAAGGTGATAATAATGTGCTTGCTGTTGTTGAGACGGTTAAACAGTCGAGTGAGCAAGGTATTGCAGCCGTTCAAACCAACATTGATGTGGTTGCAAATAATCTGTCTACCACCGCAACAAAATTGGATGGAGTTTACGCCCAAGTCAATCCAAAGCTGATCGGCTCTACATCAGATTTAATCGGCTCTGAAGAAGGCTTTGCAGGTACATGGTCACTACAATCAGCCATGATTGAAGGGGATTTGGTACTAAGCAAACGTATCGATACCACTGTTGCTCAAGTCAATGATGTTCAAGCCTTTGCACAGCAAGAGGTGATTGCTCGTATTGAAGGTGATAAAGCTACAGTCCAAAAGATTGATACTTATATCGCCCAAAATGATTCAGCATTAGCGACGGTGCGTAATTCTGCACAAGTTGCGGTTGATCAATCAAATGCCAATGCAGTGTTGATTGATGCTTTAGATTTAGAACTTGATGGTAAAGCAAGTACTGGTGCTTTAAATCAGGTCAAGTCGGATTTAACGACAGCTGATAATAAGATCGCTGCACAAACAATCCGAGTTGATGGGATTTATGCGCAAGTTAATCCTAAGCTAATTGGTTCTGAATCAGATTTGATTGGTTCTGAATCAGGTTATGCGGGTGTATGGTCTGAACAGTCGGCACGGATTGAAGGTGATTTATCGCAATCGATTCGCACTGATCAAGTTATTGCTCAAATGAATCAGAATGATGCTTTATATCAACAGCAGATTAAAGCAAATGCTGATGCAGTTTCAGCCAACGTCACAGCTACGACGACTTTGCAAACCAAGGTTGGGCAAAATACTGCGAGTATTCAAGATGTATCTGAATCCGTTGGTGGATTGTATGCTCAGAAATTCACAAAGATTGATGTGAATGGCAAAGTTGTGGGGTGGGGAGGTGCAAATGATGGTGTTGAAGGTAAATACATTTTCAATGTTGATACTCTTGCAGTCGGTAGTGGTGGAAGTGATGGTTATTATCCATTTATTTTTCGTACAACTCCATTTACAGACCCATTGACGGGCACAGTCTTTCCTGTATCAGCATATTTGAAATCAGCGATGATGGATTACCAAGCAGTCAAGACTTCACATATTGAAGACTTGGCTGTTAAAACTGCCAAAATTGACAACTTGGCTGTAACATCAGGGAAAATTGATAATTTAGCGGTGACTACACTAAAAATTCAAGATGAAGCGGTGAGTGTGCCAGTTGGTGCAAAGTTCGCAGATTTGAGTATGAATACTGCAACGATTCGAACAAATATGACCACTCCACTTCCAACAGATTCGGAAGCACAATTTCAAGCTTGGGAGAGTGCAATAGGCGAGTTAGGTTCAATCACAATGACGCGTAATGGGGGGAAAGCTTCAATTAGCGCAACACTTACGGTGATTAATTTAACAACAACCAATATTGCTTTAGCGGTTACAAATAGCGGTGGGACTGTGTCAGAAGCTGAGCGACGTTATGTAAGGATGGCTTTAAGCGTCTATAGAAATGGTACCTTGGTTGGCCGTTCATACCTTGCACCGACATCAGTCCTTGGTAACTCAGGGGTGGATGTATCGGGAACATTGTCAGTTGTATCCTTAGTTGAAAATAGTTTTGTTGGTACAGCGGTATACACAATGAAGGTTGGTCTTGCATATATGGGAAGTTTGACAAATGTCCAGATCGGAGTTGGTGGCGATACACAAATTAAATTTGTAGGTCGAAGTATTTCAGTAATTGAGTTGAAAAAATGACAGCAATTATTTCAAAACATGGTGAATTGCTGAAGATTATTTCAGCAAATGCAGAAACGATACAATTGAATAAAGAAGCAGGTTTTTTGGCTGTTTCTGATCCACCACACTTAAACATGTATTATCGTGGATGGTGGGTGGATTTACCCATAGCACCTTCTGTACATCACATTTTCAATTATCAACTTAAACAATGGGTTGATCCTCGTACATTGGAACAAGTTCAAAATGCAAAGTGGGATCAAATCAAAGCAGCGCGTGATGCATTTGAATCTGGGGGCTTTGAGTTTGAATCACATTCCTATGATTCAGATCAAGTCTCGCAACAACGGATTCTTTTAGCAATGAATTCAGATGTCAGCCAAGTTTGGACAACAGCCAGCAATGAATTTATTGAACTGAGTCCTTCTCAATTGAGAGGACTCTACCAGTCATTGCAGACGCATATTGCTTTGTCACATGAACGTGGTCGCATTGCTCGACAATTGATTTATGAGGCTGAAACGATTGGAGATGTTGAAGCTATTCAGTTCTAGCACCGAAAGGTGCTTTTTTATTGCCAAAAAATAGGGGAAATACCTTGAACGATCCGATTTCAATCAAAGGCTTACCATGGCTTTTTAAAATTATAGCTGCGGTGATCGGGGCTATTTTTGCCCTGACATTAAGCGGAGACATTGATACACAAGGGCGTATCAAAATCACAATGGGTGTGATTATGAAATTCACATTTAGTGTGGCTATTAGTTTATATGGCGGTTCAGCCTTCATTGAATACTACGATCTTGGGCATTATTCACATATGTCGCAGGGTTTCGTCATGCTTGTGTTTGCCATTTTTGGAATGCTTTGTATTGGTATCGCTTATCAGTCAGTACAGCTTATGAAAGGTAAATCCTTCATGGAAATTATCACAGAAATTAAAGAAGCCTTTGGAGCAATATTCAGATGAAAATAAGCACAAACGGAATCGATTTAATCTGCTCATTTGAAGGGCTTCGACTCAAAGCCTATGACGACGGTGTAGGTATATGGACCATCGGCTACGGTACCACGGTGATTAATGGTACCAAAGTCAAGAAAGGCGATACTTGCACCGTCGAGCAAGCCAAGTCATACATGGCCCAAGATTTAAAACAATTTGAATCAGCTGTGAATCAGGTCAAGGTACCGCTTAATCAAAACCAGTACGACGCTTTGGTTTCACTGGCCTATAACATTGGAGTAGGTGCATTCTTAAATTCGACTTTGTTTAAAAAGTTAAATGCCAAAGACTACAAAGGAGCTGCTGAACAATTCGGTCGATGGAATCGGGCAGGCGGCAAAGTGATGCGTGGGCTTACGAATCGTCGTGCGAAAGAGAGGAAGTTGTTTGAGAAAGCCCTCAGCTGAGGGCAATATCTATTAAAGTAAATGTCATTTTTTCATTTTAATTCATCCAAGAATCAACTTCATTTGAGTACCACTCCATTAATTCTTTTCTTTCTTCCCAATACTCAGCACGATTGTAAATTCCACGAATACGATCTTTGGGAACATGCGCGATTTGATACTCAATTACGTCAGCACGGAATTTCTTAGAATTGTTGGCATGAGTTGAGAATAAAGATCGGAAACCATGTGTCACCATTTGGCCTCCATAACCATTTCTCTTAATGATAGCTAAAATAGTTTCTGATCGAGTTGGTTGATTTGGTTTTCTTGTGTGTTTAAAGATAAAGCCATCATCAACACGATGGTCATATAAATCTTGAAATAATTGTTTAGTCTGCTTCGTTAGTGGCACAACATGATCTCTACGCATCTTCATGCGAGAGGCAGGGATGATCCATTGATTATTTTCTAAATCAATTTCGCCAGTATCCCATCTTGCACTCAATAACTCAGAGATTCGCACAGCTGTGTAACACACAAGCTTTAATCCGTGTAACAGTTCAGGTGTAACATTAGAATTATTAATACGTTTCCAAAATTCAGGCATTTGCTCAGAATCAAGAGAAGGCATGTTTTGTACTGTTTGTTGTGGAATAACATCAGCAACAAGGGTGCATGGGTTTTTTTGCGTATAATCCGAAGCAATCGCAAAATTAAATATCTCGCTTAAAAGTCTGAGAGATCGTTTTGCGGTTTCAAGTGTTCCTTTACCTACAATTTCTTTAACTTTTTTAACAACTTGTTTTCTTTCAATCGCATCAATAGGCTGTTCTGCAAAGTCTTCTGAGATATAGCTCAACCTATATATAACTGTATCTACATACTTTTGACTGGACCAACGCGGGGTCATCATCTTTAACCATTCATCAATAACAGTTTTAACAGCTGGCGAATCTAAAGTTTTTCCTTGAGCTTCTGCTTTATATTGTCGTGCAATTTGACGAGCTTCTTTACAACCAACATCAGGGTATTCACCCAAACTCTTTCTTGTTTGTTTTCCGTGGACTCGATATGAGAGTACCCACTTCTTTTTCCCAGTGGGATGAACATCAATAGACAAGCCTTCACCGTCTGCGAGTGAATATCTTTTTTCTTGGGCCTTCAAAGCTTTTACTTGTGAATCTGACAACAT